CCGCGCATTCGGCGACGTCCGGCCCGGTGTCGTGCCCGGTCTCGGGTGCGACCGGCTGGAGTGCGGCCTGCCACCGGTCATAGAGGGCGGGCCGGATCGGGTTGACGGTCTGCCAGCCGATGACGCTGCCGTCGACGCGGGTGAGCGCGTACAGGCAGGCGAGGACTTCGGTGAGGGCGGCGGCTAGCCGGTCGGCGTGGAGGCGGTCGGGGTCGGTCATCGGTTGGCCTTTCTCGCCACCTGTGCGGCCGCCTGTCACGCCGCCGCCTCCCGCCGCGCCGCTACGTGCCCGTCTGACGGCCTCGCAGCCTCCCGGACGTCCGGAGCGCCGTTCGCGGGCTCCCGGGCGCTCTCGCGGGCGCACAGCGCCTCCTGGGGCCTCACGCAGCCTCCCGCTGTGCGTCGGGTACGTGGATCTCGTGGATGCCCAACTCCCCCACCGCGAGCGCGATCGCCACCGCCTGCGCCCGATCTGAAGCCCCGAGCCGGCGGTAGGCGGCCGTGAGGATCTCCGCGACCGAGTGCGGGGTGACGCCACGCCAGGCAGCGATCTCCGCGTTGGAGTTGCCGTTCGCGGCGAGGAGCAGCACCTGCCGCTGCCGGAGCGTCAGGGTTCTCACAGCCAGTCCCCCGTCGTGGTCACGTCTTGGATCGTGTGCAACTGCACGAGGGTGAGGCCTTGCCCGCGGAGGTCGAGGTCGCGCGGCTCGGGTTCGGCGGCGAGGAGGTCAGCGCCGATGTCGCACAGGTCGGTCCAGTCGATGTCGTCGATCACGGCTGCCTCCTGGGCTTGCCGGGTGCCAGCCGTCCCTCGCGCCGGGCCTTCTCGGCGAGGGCCTGCTCGATGACGAGAGCGGGCACGAGGCCGGGGAAGCAGTCGCGGAGCAGTCGCTCGGCGCCAGCGTTGATGTAGCGGCGGCGGGCGGGCCGGGTCGTCGGCAGGCCCTTGCCCGGCTGCGCGGCGGTCACTGCGCGGCCTTCGATCGCCCGCTGTACCAAGGCAGTGCGAGCCCGTCGTTGGCGGCGCGGGGCACGAGGTGCAGGTGGAGGTGGAACACGGACTGCGTGGCCTCCCGCCCTCGGCTGGTGATCAGGTTCATGGGGCGCGTCGACCACTGCACCAGCTCGGCGGCACGTCGCATCGTGATCGCGGACACCCCCGGGTCGGAGGTGAAGTCGGCGACATGGGCCTTGGGGACGACGAGCGTGTGGCCCTCGACGACGGGGTTCAGCGGCACGAAGGCGACCGTGTCCGGCCAGTAGTCGGGTTGGACGATCCACTCGGCGGGCGCGCGTCTGGCGACGATCTCGCAGAAAGGGCAGGGCTGTTCAGGCACGGGTGGTTCCTTCCGGTGGTGCGGGTGCCGCCCCCACGACGCAGGGACGGCAGAGCGGGGTCAGGCGGCGGGGGTCGGCCCGGGGCAGTGGACGTAGGCCATTCCGGGCTGCGGCCACCAGGCGTGCGGGCTGTGCGGCTGACGAAGCACCGCTTGGGCGCACGGCATCACCTGCACGCCCGGGGTGACGACATGCTCCCCGTCGTGCCCGGCGGGCTTGATGCAGCCGGATCCGTCACCCGGGCCCTCGCCGTAGGGGCAGCTGGCCACGGCCTGCACCGCGTCCTGCCCTGTCTCGCCGGCCACACCACCCGGGCCGGACGCGGCGGCGGCCAGGCGGCGCAGCAGCGGGCACGGGCCGCCATTGCACGCGCCGGTGCTACCGCACTGCGGGCACTCGGCTGCATGGCGGCGCAGCTCGGCCGTGGCCCACGTGATCCCGTTCTGCACGGCGATGGGAAACGGCGCGCGAGTCTCGTCGATGCGGTCGGCGGCCTCGCGGAGGATCGCGGGCCGGTCGGCGGGCTCGGGCAGCACGGCCAACACCGCGTCTCGGGCCGCATCCATCGCCGCTTCCAGGCCGTCGTCCCAGCCGGACTGGTAGTGCTTCGATCCGTCGGGCGACGGGGTCTTCAGCGCGAAGATTGCCCGGGTGACGTGCTTCGCCAGCTCGGCGGGTGCAGGCGACACCGGGGCAGACGCGGCGGCGTCGGGGTCGTGCAGCCGCGCCTCCTCGGCCAGCCACTCGGGCCAGTTGGCCGGGTCGCCGTTGTAGTGCTGCCCCGGCAGCTTCTCGCCCGAGGGCACCACCTCCCCGTCGCGGAGCCACTGACCCTTGACGTAGGCGTGGAAGCGGCCGAGCTGAGAGTCCTCGGCGGCCCGGTAGGTCAGCGACACCTCGGTCGGGACGAGGAAGCCGGGCCCGTAGGCGTTGGCCACCGGGGGCATGCCGCGCACCGCGTAGGTGACGTTGCGGCCGATCGGGATACGCAGGGGCTCGGCGGGCGTGGTGTCGGTCATGTGCTGCTGCTCCTCGGGCTGTGATGGACTGGGGGTGCGGCCGCCCCTGATTGCGACAGGGGCGGCCGTGCTGCGTTCGGTCACGGGGTGGGGCGGAGCGGGATCACGTCGGCCAGCCGCTCGCCGGTCTGACCCGCAGCAGCCAGGCAGGCCGCCACGACGGCGATCACCGGGCAGCGCGGCGTGAACTCGGCGATCCACTCCGGGCCATTGCGGATCGCGGAGTCTCCCGGCTGGGTCGTCGCCCGCCAGTGGATGTCGCCGTGGCGCAGCTCGCCCTCCCGGGCGGTGCGGGTCCAGCCAGCGGCGAGCAGAGCCTCGGTGACCTCAGGGCGGTAGTCGGTCATCGCTGCGCCCCCTCGGCGGTGGCCGCGTGCACGGCGGCGATGACGGAGGCGCGCATCTCCTCGGGCATGCTCGGGTCGAAGGCGAAGTGGATCCGCGCCCCGGCGATGTCGACGTGCTCTTCGTCGGGCTCCAGTCCGTCGGCGCCGAGGTTGATCGCCCAATCGGACACGTCGGCCGCTTTGCCGAGCAGGTCGTCGATGGCGCGCTGCGCGGCGTCGAACTCGCCGTCGCCGAGCTGGTCCCACGTCGTGCCGGTGGAGTCGATCTCGGAGCCGTCCATCATTTCGCCGATGCCCATGAAGTCCGGGTCGGCGGCGAGGATGCGGTGCTGGTGCGCGGCTTCGGCGCGAAGGTCTTCGTCGGTGTACGGCTGGTCGGTCATCAGTTACTCCGTTCGGTTCATCCGGTTTTCGCGTCCCGTCCGGGTCGGGCAGGAGCGTCGTGCACCCGGTCCGCAGGCCGGGCGGGGAACAACGGGCGAGGTCACGCGGCCCGGTCGTGCTGGCGGGCGGGATTGTGGGTGGCGCGGGCGTGGAGGAGGCGCAGCGCGTGGGCGCCTTGCTGCCAGACGACGCCGTTGCCGATGGCGCGCAACTGATCCTCACGGCTGAGGTCGGGGACGGCGGTGACGTGGCCGGCGGGCAGGCCCTGCATCCATTCGCTGAAGGCGGGGTTGAGGCGCCGGTTGCCGCGGGTGCCCGGCTGGGTCGGTTCCGGGGCCGGTCGGCCGGTGACGGTCTCCCAGCGGCGGATGGCGGGCCCGTAGTCGACGCCGTTGGTGCCGATCCAGTCGCCGCGGCGGGGCAGCCAGTTCACGGCGAACTCGTTGAGCGGCCGGGCGTTCGCCTCCATTAGGTTGGAGGCGCCGGACTTCCAGTCCCGGGACGCCGGGGTGGGCAGCAGGGTCACGTTTCCTGCGGCGGCAGCAGCGTGACCGCGGTCCGCAGGTTCATTCCGCCCTTGCGTTTCTCCGAGGTTCCCGGCCCGCCCGTCCCGTCGGAGGTCGTTGGGGTCGGCATCAGTGCGCCAGGCGAGGATGATCTCCCGCCAGCGTTCGTGGCATGCTCCGACGGCGGGATCGCTGGCGGGTAGACCGATCCATTCCGCATCGAACCCGAGGTCGGCCAGGTCGCCAAGTACAGCTCCGAGTGCTCGCAGAACAGGTTCGTCGCCCCGGTCTCCCACACACCACGTGCAGGGTTCCAGGTCGCTGTGGGCTGGTCGGGAGAGGATGCCGCGGACATTTTCGATCACCACGTATCGGGGGTTGAGGGCGTCAATGCCTGCGACGCAGTGCAGCCACAGACCGGATCGGGTACCGGGGGCAATGCCCGCGCCGCGGCCCGCGAGGGACAGGTCGGTGCAGGGAAACCCCATGGCGGCGAGATCGATCGGCCCGTGCTCGGCCGCGACCTGGCGCCAGTTGAGCGCGGTGATGTCGCCGAGGTTCGGGATGGTCGGCCAGTGGTGGGCGAGGATCTTCGACGCTCCCTCGTCGGGGTCGGCGTGAAAGACCGTCTCGCCGCCGAACGCAGCCTGCACCGCCATCTCCAGGCCGCCGAAACCCGAGCAGAACGACGCGATACGCAGGGCGGTCATGCGGCTTCTCCTTCGGCGTGCTGGTGCGGGCGGGGTAGGGCGACGACAGCGGCTTGCTCGCACTTCGGGCAGGTGCAGCGGCCGTGGGTCGGGGTCGGTCCGGTGGCGGTGGTGCCGATGGGCCAGCCGCCCTTGTGGGCGATCCGGTAGCCGGGCTCGGCGGGGGCCGCGGTCTCGGCCGGGGCCGGCTTCGGGGTGGCGGTGCGGCCGGTGAGGTACTGGAAGTACTCGCGGAGGCTGCCGTCGGCTCGCATGGCGGCGATGTCTTCGATCGTGGGTTCGGTCATGTCTGTGCCATGTCGACGAAGCGGCTGTAGTGGCCTTGGAATGCGGTGGTGATCGTGGCGGTGGGGCCGCCGCGATGCTTACCGACGATCAGGTCGGCTTCGCCGGCCCGCGGGTGCTCCCGCTCGTAGGCGTCCTCGCGGTGCAGCAGGATCACGATGTCGGCGTCCTGCTCGATGGCTCCGGATTCGCGGAGGTCGGACACCATCGGCTTCTTCTCGGTGCGCTGTTCGGGGCCGCGGTTGAGCTGGCAGAGGACGATGACGGTGATCCCGAAGTCCTTGGCGATCAGCTTCAGGTTGCGGGAGATCTCGGCGACGGCCTGCTGCCGGTTCTCGGCGCGCGGTGCCTGCATCAGCTGCAGGTAGTCGACGATCACGAGCCGGAGCCCCTTGGTGCGGACCAGATTGCGGATGCGAGCCCGCAGAGTCGGCAGGGACAGCAGGGCACCGTCGTTGATCCACAGTGGAGCGGCTGCGATGTCCGGGGCCCGGCGCGCGGCGCGGAGCATGTCCTCGTCGGTGGCGATCCCCTGCTTCAGGTGGTGCAGGGCGATGCGCGCTTCGGCGGAGAGGGTGCGGTCGGAGAGTTCGTCTTTGCCCATCTCCAGCGACTCGAACAGGGTGGGGATGGCGTTACGGATGGCGGCAGCGCGGGCGAAGTCGAGGGCGACGGTTGACTTGCCCATGGCGGGCCGGGCGCCGACGACGACGAGCTGGCCGGGCGCCCAGCCGCCGGCGAGGAGGCTGTCGAGATCGATGAACCCGGTGGGGATGCGGTCTTCGATGCTGGGCGGGGTGGTGGCCCGGTCGATGCTGCCGCCGAGGAGTTCCCCGATGGGTGCCAGGTTTTCCTCATCGACCGGGCGGACGGCGCCGTCGAGGTCGGCCTGGATGGAGGCGACGTCGCTGTCTTCGTCGAAGGCGGGCGAGCTGCCTTTGAGGATGGCGTCGTAGCCGAGGGCGACGACTCGGGCGGCGACGGCTTTCTTGGTGACGCGGATGGCGTACCAGGAGGCGTTGCCGTAGTGGGCGTGGTTGCAGAGCTCCATGAGCTGGTCGGCGGCGGGCACGCGGGTGGGCATGCGGCCGTCAGCGTGCCAGGTCTCCAGTTGGCGGTGGACGGCGAGGTGCTTGAGTTCGCCGTCACGGAAGCCGGTGCGGAGTTCCTCGACGGCAAACCAGGACCACCGCAGCCAGTCGGTGGTGATGTCGGCGGGGTCGAAGCCTTCGGCACCGAGTTCGTCGATGACCGCGGGCTGCATGATCGCGGTGGCGACGAGGACGCGTTCGGCGTCGACGTCACGGGGCCGCTCGGGCGGTCGCGGCCCGGTGTCGGCCGTGAACGCGTCGGGGGGCCACAGTTCGCTGTCGATCACGCGGCCCTCCGGCGGCGGTCGTCGCCCTTCATCGGGACGCGCTCGCACATCTCGCGGAGCCGGCTGATGACGCGGTCTCCGAGGCGCCCGGCCAGTTCCTTCGGGTCGACGTTGGAGGTCATGAGCGTCGGCAGGTGGTGCTCGTACCGGTGGTTGATCAGCCGGAAGTTGATCTCTTCGGTGAACTCGGTGGGTTTCCGTTCGGCGCCCAGGTCGTCGACGAGGAGGAGGCGTGCGTCGCGGTAACGGCGGAACTCGGCCTCGGAGTCGATGCCGTGGCGCGGGCGGAGGGCCGCGTACAGGTCGGCGGCGGTCGTCACCGACCACTGCCCGTGAACGCCGGTGACGGCCAGTTCGCGCATCGCCCCGTAGGCCTCGTGCGTCTTGCCGACGCCGGTCTGGCCGAGGAGCAGCAGCGACGGGCCCACGTTGATCGAGGCGATGGGTGCGCCGCGTTCGGCCTGCCGTTCCTTGGCGGAGGCGACGAGGTCGTCGATCCACGTGCGCAGCTGCGGCAGCGACGACACGGCGGTCCGGTAGTGGAACGGGACCTGGCTGGAGACTTCGAGGTAGGTGAACCGGGCGACGTTTGCCGGGGAGTGCGGGTCGAAGTCGTTGGTGTTGAACCAATCGGCGCTCAGGCCGCGGGCGGCGAGCAGCGGGGCAATGTCGTGGCCTCGAAGGTTCGAGGGCGGGATGTAGTACATCTCAGAAGTCCTCGTCGTAGATGGATTGATCGGCGGGGTTGCGGTACGGCTGGTAGCCGCCGGCAACGGCGCGGAGCTGTGGACGGTCGGTGCCGGCGGGAGGCAGCGGCGGGAGTTCGCCCCAGCCTTTGAGGAAGTAGTTCGCCGACTCGACGTCGGTTCGGGCTGAGGCTTTGCGGGCGTGGTCGACCATGGCGGGCACGCCGCTCTTGGCGATCATCGCGAGGATGGGGAACCAGCCGTTGCCCTTGAAGGGCCAGCGGACGTAGATGCCTGCTGCGGTGATGCCGTCGACGAGCGGGCGGGCGTCTTCGGGGATTCCGTAGCCGAGGGCTCCGGGCCGGCTCTCCTGCTTGCTAGCTAGAGGGGTAGTAGTTGAGGGGTTAAGAGGGGTAGGGGTCCCGGAATCCGGGACACTGACGTCCCGGATTTCCTGACACTGAGACGGCTCAGTGTCCGCATTTCCCTGACACTGACCGTTCGGGTCAGTGTCAGGAGTTCCGGGACTCTGAGGGCCGTCAGTGTCCCGGTTTCCGGGACTCTGAGAGGGCGGCTCAGTGTCAGCGATTCCGGGACACTGAACCTCGGGGAACTTGGCGAGCTGGTACTTGGCGGTGCCGTTCTTCTGGCCGGCTGCGAGCTTCGTGAGGACACCCTTGGCGGCCAGCGACTTGAGGACCGCGTAGAGCTGCGAGCGACTGAGCTTCGCCCCGCGGAGTACCTCGGGTCGCTCGACGCTGTTCCACGTGACGCGGGTGTCGTCGTTGGCGTCCTCGGCCAGGACGACGAGGAGGAGCTTCTCCCTGTGCGTCAGGGCCTCGGGTGCGCTGGTGAGCACCTCGACGATCAGGCGGATTCCCACGGGTGTCTTCTCTCGATCGCAACTGCGTGCAGGGCTGGCGGTGTTGGCAGGGCCGGTCCTCCGCTGCCATACTACTTTAAAGATTGGCCACATTGGAAGGATTGGAAATGACTTACACTCTTGCCATGGCTGCTGACCAGGGCATTCAGATCGCCGACGACGGCGTGGCAGAGGTCTCGATGACCAAGGCCCGTGCCTCGCTGACCGCGTTGATCCGCGAGGTGGCGTGGGGCAAGAAGGTCGGCGCCTTCAAGGAGCGCGGGGAGCGCGCCGCCTACCTGGTGACGCCGGACTTCTACCGGCAGGCCATCGAGGACCGCGCTCGTCTCGAATCGCTTGAGACCTAGTCGGTGCATCGCTCCTCCTCTCCTCCCAGCCCCACCTTCCGGCGGGGCTTCGTCGTGTGCGGGCTAGGCGGCTTGCTGCTGCCGGCGGTCGCGCTTCTGTCCGGTGCGCCAGTCCTGAACGATCTGCCGGACGGTGGAGATCGACATCTCGCCGTTGAGTCGGTCGACGATCTGTTCGGGGGTGTCGCCGTGCCAGGCGAAGTGGATGATCTCTTCGCGGCGGAGGGCGGCCCGGTCGAGGAAGCCGGGTTCGCTGAGGGTGGCGGCCGGATCGAAGTCCGGGTCGTCGAGGCCCTCCTCGTCCCACCAGGCGGTACCCATCCATCCCTTCGCGGCGGCCCGGTCGCGTGTTCTCTGTGCGAAGTGGGCGGCAACGCCGTTGTCTTCGGGCTTGAGGGGAGAGAGCTCCGCGTAGAGCTCCTTGACGTAGGACGCGACCCAACGACGGACGGCGATCTCTCCGGGCTGGTTCTGCAGGTAGACGATGAATTGCTTGGCCTTGCCGCTGCGTCGGCCGAGCTCTGCGGCGGTCCATCCGTCGGCGGCCAGCGCCCGCAGGCGCCTGACGGTTCCGAGGCCGGGAATGTGGGTGCCTGAGCCGCGGAGTTCGGTGTCGCGAGGCTTGACGGCGAGGACCCGGATTTCGGTGCTGCGGTGGATGGTTCCTGCAAGTCGGACGATCCGATAGAACACGTCCTGGCCGATGAGCGCGTCGGCCATGATCTCCATGTCGGGCATGCCGGCGTTGCGAAGGCGGGCGATGTGGCGGGCGGCTCGTTCCGGGGTGGTGGATCGGCCGCGACCGGTGGCTCGCAGGAAGCGCCCTTGTAGGACTTCGGCGGTGATGCCGTCGGTGCACTGGCGGCACCTGCAGCCGCGTCGGTAGCGGCGGGCGTCTCCGTGTTCGAAGGCTTCGGCGGGGATGGCGGGCCTGGTCACGGCGTCTCCCTTCGCGGGCTGGGCAGCTTGTAGATGGCGTTGCAGGTGTCGAGGTCGGCTTGCCGGCGGGCGGCTTCCGTCTGCCGTTTCCGGCGTTCGTCCCGCCGGTCGAGGACGGCGCCGAAGCCGAACCAGCCGACGAGGGCGACGACCGCGGGCGGGGCGAGTACGGAGGGGACCGGGTGCTCGGCGATGAGGTTGATGACCCAGTCGGCGATGGGGCTCACGTCCGCCTCCCGTTGACGTGCTCGACGGCGAGGCCGACGGCCGCGTACAGGGCGCCTGCAACAGCTCCGGCGGCGATCAGGGCGAGGTACAGGCGGCCGAGGGGGACGTCCTCCAGGCGGGCCATCACGCGGCCTGCTTCCGCTGCTCGATGCGGGCGGCCTTGCGCTGGGCGGCGATCTGGCGGCCCTTGACGGTCAGCGTCCAGACCGCGATCCGGTGCCCGTGCGTGTTGGCCTGGGTGGACGGCACCATCCGCCCGGTGTGGGCGATGATCCCGCCGGTGCGCAGGGAGTTGATGACGGCGCCGAGGAACCCGTGGCCGAGCTCCGGCAGCACGTCGCGGAGGTCGTTGCACGACCATTCGTCGTGGCGCTGGCCGAAGTGGAAGACGGCCCGCTCGACGAGGAACTGGTCCCACGAGGACTGGTCGGCGATCTCCTCCAGCAGGAGATCCTTGTCGGCTGAGGCGAGACGTTCAGCAGGGGTGAGCTTGCGGGCCATGGCGGGCTCCTTGTCGCTGTGATGTCCTTGTCTGGTGGCGACCGGCCGTATTTCGGGTACGGCCGACCGCCGAACGGGGTGGGCTACTGCTGGGTGTTCTTGAGCGCGGTGCCGCGCTCCTTGATGAAGTCGCCGAGGCTGG